ATTGTAGCTGATGTTTATCCTGGTGAAGAAGATGTGATGAGTAAAATATTTAAACAGGGCACAGCAGATGTAATACCTGCACTTAAACAGTATTACAATATTAATTTTAATGTTCCACTTGACACAGAACTTAAAATAGGATATGATTGGTTAAATATGAAGGAGGTTAAATGACCAAAGAAATAGAAGCATTGGAAACAATGGATGAATATTCTGATGAGCAATACTCTGCTTTTTTAGAGTACACTTCATTAAAAGATCAATGTGTAATAGAACCAACTACATTATATCTAGCTAATGACCATGAGTTTTTTTCAGAGTGGAAATACTTTGCACAATGTGATGGTTTAGATGTTAAGGTAATTAATGGAGAGACTAGAATATGTTGAGTAAAATAATGGTATATACATCAGCAGGACTATGTGCATTTATTATACTGTTTATGTGGTATTTAATTTTATTAGCATTTTTTTCTTGACAAATTACTTAAAATGTGGTATAAGACAATAACTAAAATGGAGGACAATGTCTGATAATAACTTAGTAAATATAAAAGGAATGTCGAATGAGCAAATTATGCAAGCCATTGGGCAAGACGATGGTTCTAATTTAGGTAATAATATACCTAGACTAGCAATCAATCGTACACCAGAAGATGATGATGGTAATCAATTACCAGTTGGTCACTTCTATACTTACGATTCTAAGATAGGTCAAAATGTTTTTGGTAAACCAGTTACATTAAGACCTTTCATAAGTGCAATGCAATATATGCACTATGATGCGGATAAGGGTGAGTATGTAAATAGATCTATTATATTTAAAAGCTGGAAAGAAGAAGCTATAGATATATTAGGTGGAACTAAATGTGGTAAGATACCTTTCAAAGAAAGGTCAACTCTTACTCCAGAAGAACTAGAAAGGCAAAGAACTATACGATGTTATAAACTAGTGTATGGTTTATTATCTTTTAAAGATGGTAAAACTGCACAAGGTAATGCACATAGTGTAGAAAACTTACCTGTTCTATATAGAGTAACTGGAACAGCTTTCTCACCTGTGAGTTCTGCTTTAGATCAATTGAAAAAAAGAAAAAAACTTATGTTTAATTGTACTTTTTCTCTTGAAACTAAAAGACAAAAAAAAGGTGGCAATGTTTTCTATGTACCCGAGATAGGAGTAAATGCAGATACTAATTTACAATTATCTGATATGGATATGGAAACATTAAAAGTGTTCCAAGAATCTATTGATACGGAGAACGCAGGAGTTGTTGATGCTTACAATAATGCAAAGACTAAAAAAATAAATGATTCTGATAAGGTAGATGCTAAAATAGTTGATGATGTAGCTGATGAACTTCCAGAACAAGTGCTGTCTAAGTAATGAATAATATATTGTTGAAAGTACAACAGTATTTAGATTCAGTATCTAAAAATCCTGTTAAGCTAGACAAACAGTTAGTACAGGAGTTTGGTGAGGCGTGTAAAAACGCCTTACTAAAACAGTTTGAAGAAGAAAGAAGAAATAAATTTGAGTTAAGAATGTCTAATGTTGGTAGACCATTATGTCAATTACAAATGGAAGCTAAAGGTATTAAAGGTGAAGGTCAATCATATAATGTAAAAATGAGAAATACATTTGGTGATTTAATAGAAGCATTGGCATTATTTGTTATGAAATCAGCGGGGGTAAATGTTAAAAATGAACAAAAAAAAGTCCAATATAAATTTGATAAATATAAAATTGATGGGAGACAAGATGTGGAAATTGATGAAAAAGTTTGGGATATTAAAAGTGCATCACCATATTCTTTTGAAAAAAAATTTGGAGAAGCAGGAGGATTTAGTGAAGTTGTTCGTGATGATTCCTTTGGCTATGCGTCACAAGGTTTTTTATATGGGGAAAGCCAAAACAAAAAATTTGGTGGTTGGATAGCAATTAATAAATCTACTGGTGAGTGGGCTGTGTGTGAAACACCTGCTTCTGTAGAAGAACATAAAGCAAATGCTTTAAAAACTGCTAAACAAAATATTAAAGCCATTGATAAAAAGGTAGAGTTTAAAAGATGCTATAATGATATAGCAGAAACATTTAGAACTAAACCTACTGGTAATAAAGTTTTGGGTTTTGTTTGCTCATACTGCCCATACAAACTTCCTTGTTGGGGAAGAGATAAGTTGCAGTTGTTACCACAACAGCAATCTAAAGGTAAAAACCCTAAATGGGTTTGGTACACTGAAGTCAAAAATCCTAAGAAGGATGAGACTATGGAGGCTGGTGGAGAATAGTTTGAGGGGTCTGTTCTTCACCAACTCTTATGATGTTATATTTTGTAATATACAAACAAAAAAAAGAAAAAGAATATAAAATGTTTACTAATGTATTATTTGATAAAGAAAAAGATGCAGAAGATTTTGGTAAAAAAAGTATGAAGAGAGGTTACATACATAAAATTGTAGAATATAATAAAGAAAATTATAATAGGTATTGGTATAAATGAAAAAAAGTGATAAAGCTAATTATATAAATTCAGTTAAGGTACTAGTTAGTCCTTGGCAAAAAGGTTTTCACTGTGGTATTATTATGGATAGTACCTCTAAAATGTCTACAGAGGAATATGAATTATGTTCTACAATAGCTAGAGGCATGATAAAAATGGCAACCTCCGACCCTCATTCAACGTTTCTATGGGGACTTCGTGGATTTGCTGATGACAAGAAAAAAAATAATAAAGACTTAAGTATAAGTTCTGTAGCAGAATTTGATGATGAGTCTAATGTTGTTGACTTTCTTGAATATTTAAAAAAGAAACGAGATAAGGAGTTAAACTAATGGCAACGCACTTAGTTATAGGTGACCCTCATTGTACACCTAAAGCAAACAATGATAGATTTCTGTGGGCAGGTAGATTAGCAGCAGATTATAAAGTTACTCATGTCGTATGTATGGGTGATTTTTGTAGTATGGATTCTCTTTCTACATATGATAGAGGTAAAAAATCATTTGAAGGTAGAAGATATCAAAAAGATATGAAGCATACTCATGATGCTTTATCATTATTTAATAAAGGTTTAGGTAAACATAAACCATTAAAAACAATGATATTGGGTAATCACGAAGATAGAATTGATAGATTTGTAGATGAAAATCCAGAGTTAGATGGATCTGTAAGTATTAAAGATCTTCATTATAAAAAATATGGTTGGAGAGAAATACCATATAAAGCAATAAAGGTAATTGATGGTGTACACTATTCTCACCATTTACCATCTGGTATAATGGGATCTGCAATATCTGGTGAAAATATTGCAAGATCTATCTTGACAAAACACAAAGTTTCTGCTACAGTAGGACATAGTCATTTGTTAGATTATGCAGTATCTACATTACCAAATGGTAAAAAACTAAATGCATTATCTGCTGGATGTTATTTAAATCATACAGAACATTTTGCTAGAGATACTCAGCATATGTGGTGGAGTGGTTTAGTTATTAAGAAAGAAGTTAAAGATGGTAATTATAATATGGAGTTAATTGATATCAAAACTATAAGGAAAGAGTATGGCAGAAAATAATTATATATTTGAACAACCTATAGATGATAAGAGAACTTATAAATATGAGAAAGACCATAAACATGACATGTCATATGAGAATGAAAGAAAACATAATAATGTACATTCTCCTTCTCACTATAAACATGGTAAAAAAGAAACCATAGAAGTTATAAGAGATTGCATGACTAGCGATGAGTATCATGGTTATCTTAAAGGTAATATTTTAAAGTATGTTTCTCGTTATAAATTTAAAGGAGAACCTTTAGAAGATTTAGAAAAAGGTAGTTGGTATTTAAATAAATTAATACAGGAGGTTAGTAATGGGACAAGTTAAACAAGCATTACAAGAAGTAGAAGATTTCGTTGCAGGTTGTTTGCGTGAAGGTAGAACGTTAAATCAAACTATACGAGATGCCAGAGAGTGTAAGGCAGCAAAAACTAATCCTTACTTTGATAGTGAAGATTTAGTAGAAAATAAATACTACCAATTTAAAGGAGCAGAATAATGAGATATCTATTTTTGGATGCACTTAAACGTAAATATGAAGCAGAGATAGCTGCAGGTAAAGCAACTGCTAAAGTTTACTTTGATAAACCAGTTGCGATTGGTGAACATCCACAATTTTTAGATGAGTTAGATAAAGTTTTAACAAAAATATCTAATGCAGAAGAAAACTTAAAAACATTATCTAAGTATTTTGATAATACTGTTGATGATGACGACATACCATTTTAATAGGAGGACAAATGGCTGAAGATAAAAGCAAAACAAAACAGGCAACACCAAAAACCTATGCGATTAGCTCGGAGCAGTTAATGGATATAATGAGATACTTAATGACTAGACCATATGGAGAAGTTGTTAAGATTATGAATTCTATATCTGCACTAACTCCAGTTAATATACAAAAGGAGAGTGTGTCTGATGAAAGAAAAAAATAATCTAGATAAATACACTGGAATATTGTTTGAATTAAAGATAGGATTAAATAAAGATAATGCTATAGTAATAGATTATGGTGGTAAACCTGTTGGTAAAATACGAGATGCTTTAAGAGGTTTCCCATATCAAGCTAACTTATGTGCTGCCATAATTAATCATGCAAATTCTATGGGTAAAAAAATGCAAGATGATATAAAACAAATAATACAAAAGGTATAAAATGACTAAAGAAAAAAGAAATATTAAAGAACTAATTGAAAGGGAGGCTCCCAATCTTAATAATATATTGGAGCCAGAGGATGTATCTCTGTTTAAAAAGATGACAGAAGAACTTAGAGATACTTGGACTAAAAAACAAATGTTTAGAACAGAAACTGAAATGCAGTTTTCTGTATTAAATGATGCAAAGTATCCAACTAAAGCTGCTAAATATTGGCAGTGTGTTAGAGAACAAAATGTATTCTTAGAAAATTTAATGAGTTTATCTTTTGATTATAGAAGGGCTGAAGTTAAAATAAAAAGATTACAAGAAAAATTAGACAAAGAAGAAGACCCATTAAAAAAAGAATTATTACAAATTGACATAGATGAAAAAACATATAGTAAAGCATCTATGCAATTAGTTGCTAGAGATAGAATGAGAGAAATAAAGTTATGGTCTAAATTTAAAAAGAAATTTGATGATGGTTCTTTTGATACTAAAGATGTTAACACACATCAATTACATTCTTACCATTTAACAATGAAAAATAAAGCTGAAACTTTAACATCTGGTTCAAGTCAACCAGAAGTGTTTAATGTTTTAGGTCAATTACAATCTATTGAAAGAATAAAAAAAGAATTGGGTCAATTAGAATATGATAAGAAAGATAAACTTACACACGAACTTGGGGCAAAACCAGAATAAAAAATTATTTTTTTTAGTTGCAATGCCAAGATCGGGTAATACTTTGTTTGCATCTATTATAAATCAAAATCCAAACGTTGTGTGCACTGCTAATTCTATTACTTTAGAGATAATGAAAGATGTATTTTTATTAAAAAAAACAGATGTATTTGAAAATTATCCAGATCATAAATCTTTAGATAATGTATTAAATAGTGTGTTTGATAATTATTACAAACATTGGTCACAAGAATATATTATTGATCGTGGTCCTGTAATGACAAAAGGTAATTTTAAATTAATGCAAAAACATTATAAACATCCTTTTAAATGTGTAGTATTACTTAGAGATTTAATGGATGTGCTAGCTTCTTATATGCAGTGGTACACAGAAAACCCTGATGCGTTTCTTAATAAATATAATTGTAAAAATGATGAAGAAAAATTATCTATGATTATGAATAAAAAAGGTGCAATAGCTAAAGATTTAGAAGCAATTAAAAATGCTTTTAATTATCCAAACATGTGTCACTTCATAAAATATGATGACTTGGTGCAAAACCCAAGAGAAGAAATAAATAAAGTTTATAATTTTTTAAACATACCTTATTACCCACACCAATTTACAAACTTGCAACAAATAAATATTAATGGTATATCTTACGATGATACCATAGTTGGAAACAATATGCATAAAATTAAAAAAGAAATTAAAAAAGAATACAACCCCTACATAGAAAAAATACCACAAAGAATAAAGGATAAATATGAACACATTAGATTCTGATATTAAATATAAATGTATATTTTTAGGGCAATCTGTTTTGATTTATGATGTGCCTTTAGATGTATATGATACTATTAATCATATTTATGAAACAAGAAAAGATGAATTACCTAGAGCTAATCCACAATTAGTAGGTAAGATTGTAAATGAACACTCATTATTTTTTGATGGTGCACCAAATAAAAAAATGCATCCACATAATTTTTTACCACAGACTGTAACACAATGGTTTCATATGGTTATGAAACACTATTTAGATTGGAATAAAATTAAAAACTATAAAATGCATCTTAACTCTATATGGGTTAATCAAATGAAAGAACATGAATACAATCCAATACATATTCATCAAGGATCTTTATTTACTGGATTATCGTCTGTTATGATTTTAAAATTGCCACAAAACATGGGCGTTGAATATTCCGCAGTTGAAAAACCTATGAATGGACAATTACAAATAATAGGAAATTCATCAGGTCAATTTTGTAATTCAGACTATGGTCCTATTATAAAAGAAAAAGCTTTTTATGTATTTCCATATGACATGAGACATTGTGTTTATCCTTTTAATGGAAATGGTTTTAGAAGAACTCTAGCATGTAATATGGATGTAAATTATGACCCTATTAAAAATAGGAGTGCAGAATGATAATAACAGAACCTAAATGGAAAAGCTGGATTATACAAACAACAACACCATTATTTACACCCGAGCAATGTAGACAAATTATTGAATGTGGTAGAAGACAACCACCACAAAAAGCACAAGTTGGTATGGGAAAACCAGGTGGTGGATTAGATACAAAAAAAAGAGTCACAACAATATCTTGGATTCCATTTAAAGAGATGGAACATATGTATCGTGATATTAATATTTTTATACAAAAAGCAAATAGAAATCATTTTGGATTTGGGGATATACAAATAACAGAAAATGCACAGTTTACAGAATATCCTGAAGGTGGTTTTTATGATTGGCATATGGACACAGATGTTAATATGCAAAATGAACCACCTGTAAGAAAAATATCTATGACATTACTATTGTCTCCTGAAAATCAATTTGAAGGAGGGGACTTAGAATTAATGGCTCCTGGTAAATACGCAAAACTTGAACAAGGTCATGCAATTTGTTTTGCATCATTTTTAAATCATAGAGTTAATCCTGTTAGACGAGGAGTAAGACAATCACTTGTTATGTGGTTTGGAGGCACACCATTTAAATGATTAAAGAATATTTTTTTCCAACTATTATATATATTAAAGATTTACCCAATGCTAATGAACTAAATCCTTATTTAGAAAAGCAAATAATTGAATGGAGTAATCAAGATAAAGGTGTAAACAAAACTAATATGAATGGCTGGCATTCACAAACTGACATGAATCATAAAAAAGAATATGAACCTTTAATTAAAGAATTATTTCAAATGCAAAATAAAATTATACAAGAAGAGTATTTGGATATGGAGCCTAGACTAGGGAACATGTGGGCTAATATTAATCCACCTGGTGGGTATAATAATAGTCATATACATCCTAACTCATTATTTTCTGGTGTTTACTATGTAAAAGCGTTACCTAATTCTGGAAGATTAGGTTTAATAGATCCAAGACCTGGAGCACAACACTGTATGCCCACAAGAAAAAAAGAAAAATTACCTAGAGAGTTGTGGCGAGAAGCTTATTATGACCCAATTCCTGGAAGATTAATAATGTTTCCTTCTTGGATGTGGCATAAAGTAGAACCTAATAAAAGCAATGACATAAGAATATCTGTGTCTTTTAACTTTATATTATTTTAATGTTTAATAAATACCAAGTAATAAAAAATGCAATTAGTTATGAATTAGCTAATTTTATATTTAATTATTTTTTACTTAAACGTGATGCAGTTCAATTTATGTATCAAAATAATATTACGTATGACACGAGTTTACTAGGTACTTGGTCTGACCAGCAAGTTCCAAACACTTATTCAATTTATGCTGATCCTGCAATGGAAACTTTGTTAATGAAAGTATTACCTAAAATGCAAAAAGAAACAGGTCTTGAATTAATACCTACATACTCATATGCTCGAATATACAAACACGGTGATATACTACATAAACACAAAGATAGACCTAGTTGTGAGATATCTACAACCATACATTTAGGTGGTGACCCGTGGTCTATATTTATAGAAGGCACAGAAGTAATGCTTGATGTGGGAGATATGTTAGTATATAGTGGTTGCGAATTAGAACATTGGAGAGAACCGTTTAAAGGTAATATTTGTGGACAAGTATTTCTTCATTATAATCATGTAAATGGTCCTTTTGCTGAAAGCAATAGGTTTGATAAAAGACCAATGTTAGGTCTTCCATCATTTGTGAAGACATAATATAAATTTTGGTTAGTTTATACTAGCCAAAAAAAAAGACACCTAGAGGTGGTTCTCTAGATGTCTTCTGTTGCCTGGGGGAGTCTTTATGGCTCCCCTTTTTATTTTAGGGTATTCATTTGAGATTTCATAGGTTTTTTATTTGGTAACATTAGTTTACCTGTATCATCTTTTGGATTCATAAAATCTAAAATTCTAGTAATATATATATCTTTTAAAAATTCTGGATAATTTTTTTTTTCTGCGTATTCACCTAAAGAATCAAAATAATTTATTGTGTTATCTCCCTTTGCTATTGATTCTCTTATACCTTGATAACTAGATCCAGTTTTCATAAGTTCTAAAAATCCTTTTATACTATCTTCTGCACTATTAAATGTTCTAACTTTAGCTTTTTTATTTGGGTCTTGGGATAATATAAATGATTCATCACCAATAGCCTGCATTCCAAAAAAATTATTTGCTCTTTTAGCAGTATCAGCATTTTTAAAATTAAAGTTGCCTGTTTCAGCTGTAGCTATTGTTAAAATAAAATCATCAGGAACATTAGCCTCAAATGATTCTTGGCTATATTCAGATTTAACATTTCTTATTTTTTGTAAGAAATCTCTATGTTTTCCATATTGATCCATAGTTCCGTGTAATAATATTAAGCTAACAATTCCAAGCACGAAGTGCTTTATTAATTCTTGAATTAGGGTCATTAGCAGTTTTTTTAGAAGTTAATTTTTTTTTCATTCCTCTCATACGAGCACAAAAACTAGCTCGTCTAGGATTACCAACTTTTTTACTAGGTGCTTTTAAATTGCCTCCAGTTGCACGATTGTATGATGCACGACCTTTAGCATTTAAACCACCAGAGGGGTTTTTACCTTCTTTACGTTGCCATGCTGCTGTCTTTGCCATTATACTTTCTTTGCTAGTTTTTTGTTTATTTTTTTTTGAACACCTTCTGGTAATTTAGAAAA